ACAAGCTCCAAGGCATCATCGCCTTCACGCGTCTTGCTTACCTTAAACTCCGCATAAAGACCTTCATCGGTTTCACGCAATAATGTTGCACGTCCAATTGGGTTTTTCATATCGTGATTGCGTAGCAGTTTTACACGATGCGCCGCCTTGATGACATCTGAAAACGCGCCCTTACGAAATACCTCAGTAGTACCACCATCGATGCGTTGTTCTTTGTCATAGGGCACGGCCATGCCATAGATGGTGCGTCCATCGCCATCGGTGCGTACTTGCAGGTCTAGCGCAAACACGCGCTGCTCATTACTCGTCATTTTCTTCTTCACCCTCTTCTATATCCTCTTCAAAGTCATCGTCAAGATCGATGGGCATATCATCGACTGGATTGATCGGGTCACGGTTTTCCATATCTCTTACCTCATCCGGTGTCAAGAAGGCGTTAGCGATACCAATCTGATATGCCTCAAACCTTGACTTAGTATCTGTACGCAGCAACGTGTCATAGTCAAATCTTGCTACCTGACCACGCACTAAAAGATCCGATAACGATTGCTCAATGCGCTCTGCAATTGGTTGGATTGACCAACGTACTAGTTGCAGGTTTTCTTGTTCTACGTTGCTATAAGTGCGCGATGCGTTCGGTGCGCCTAGATAATAACTGGGCAAGCCTAATATGTTGGCTGCATCTGTAAGGCTCTGCACTTGCGTCTCGACCATCTGCGATTCTTGGGCATTGCCTGATAAGACTTCAAATTCCGTACTAGAATTAAGTACCGCAGGTGCGCGATTTCTGCCACTATACATTTGTAGCCATTGAGACTTGAGCGCATCTGCTTCTTCTTGCGTCAAGTCCGGATTTGCAGATTTGATGACAGCTGTCGGATTTACGCCGCCGTTAAAATAACTTGCAGTGTATTCGTTGATTGCAATTGCTTTGCCAATTGCTTGTCGTTGCATATTGACAACGCCGCGTCCATAGTAATCACCGGGCAGACAAAAGTTCTTAATGTGCAAGATTTCTGTCGCAGCATAATCTGTGGCATCAATACGATAGATCAACCTGCCGCGCTCTTCTTTGATATTGACCCGATCGACTGCTACTGGATAAAACTGTGACGGCAAACCGTTATCCTCTGGCTCACCCAATACCGCGTAGTAATTACCATCCAAGATCAGAGCAGCTGCCATCGCGCTTATTGTTGCCATACGTGTCTCTGTTGGCACTGGTCGTTCTAGTATTTTTGGGCACGGTGTTACTTCACGGCCTCTGCGATACGCGTTTAGATCTAGTGCTCCGATTGCATCTGCAATCAATGTCGTACCACGATACATCGCAGGCACGCCAAGCGTGGTGTTTGTATCTACATAAGTACCAGACCAGTTACTTTGAAAGGCTCTACCAACGCGACCAAGTGAGTCAACGTACCCGGCGGCTGTGTAAACCACCGATGGTTGGATGCCTCTTTTAAGTAACTTACCGAGCATCGCGTTCCCCTCGTTCTAGAGCAATACCAAAGAGCAGACAAAAGGAGCCTGCCAATACTATCGCAAATGTCGTGTTGATAAGTGCAACTCCAAAGACAATCAAAGATGCACCGACTATCTGTAATGCTGTAAATATAGATCTTAAAATATCCTGCTCCTTTGCACTGGCTGTTCTATTGGTTTGTTGATCACTCCATATCTAGCCAAGGTAGCTGCGACCAATGGTGTGATGTTATTTGTATCGTGCCTACGCCAAGCCCAAGAATCGCCAAGTGCCCTGCGGCTTGATCCGATGATTGCTTGTCGTAGGTTTGGGTCATCTAAGTGGCAGATTGTCCTTGCCTGCACTGCGTCATAGAAGCTGCCACAAGCGCGTGCATAATCGCGTAACCCCAAAGAGATGATTGTGATGCCTGCGTTTTCTAGTTGACCAATCATGCTGCTGGCCGGTGCGCCTTGATCAATGACAACCGGCGCGTTCCATCTCTTTGCAATCTCGATGACCCGATCTAGTACCCAGTTTGCGCCATCCTTCGATTCTACGATTTCTACTGGTGTCATATCTCTGACCAGCCCTGATACGGCAATCGAGGATTTGTCACGGGCTGGTGATATGTCAACGCCCAAAACCACTTCCTTGCCCACTGTAATGTCGGTGCGCGCTAAACCATCCCATAGATCGGTTGGTATCACTTGCACGGCTTCAATAGCAGGCCAGACGTTCAACCACTCTTTTGTGAAGATCTCTGCGCTGCTGGTATGGGCTGCCTCCCGCACTGCGTCTAGTAAGACCCCACTGCTCTGACCTAAAGTGGGTATTGCTTCCCGCCATATCGCCTCATCAAGATAATCAAACTTGTCTTGCAAAGGTGACCACTCAAACCATGCAAGCTGCGTAGATCTGTCATCGATGCGCGTATGCGCCACGGTACGAAAATGCTCCAATAGTTCTGACCGACCCGGTATGCCTGCATTGCTTACAATCCAAAGCTGACCAGATCGCCGGGTTGCCAGCGTTGGTTGCAAAGAGGCAAGCAATGACAGTGGGTGCGTCAAAGCCTCATCGATCACCATAAGGTTCAAACTAAGGCCGCGTGCGCCTTTGTCGTTTGGCGTGACAATGCCGTAGCTAGATCCGTTCTTCATATACAGACGCTCAGAGCCGTTGATATAACTGATCTTGTGGATCTGTCTTGCAATCTGTGGGGTGCGCTCAAAACTTTGGACGTGCTCTAACCATTTCAGTTTGGCCATTGCCCGGTCTTGTGCGGTATAGGCGATTTGCTTACGCGCTTGCAATAGTTCAAACGCTATGCGCACTTCAATTAGTTTGCTTTTGCCGCCTTGCCTACCAACACTTGCGCCTACTGTGCGGAATACATAGTGACCGTCTTTGCGCTCAAGAGCTGTATCTGCCACACGGCGTTGCCAGTCAAACAATTCAAAGCCCATAAGGTTTGCAACCTTGGCCAATTTGTGACCATCGCTAGGTAAAGATTGATCGCGCGTGGTAGCCCATCTAGGTCGGCACTCTGTCATTGTGTCCATATATCCTCAAAAGATTCTGCCGGTGCTAACTTTGCCCAGATCTCACGCAGCTCTTTTGATATGGCTGGCACGCTGGATATGTTGTTGCCGGACTCTTCAATGCGATCCCACGCACTTGTCAATCCCATCAAGGTTGACTTGGTTAGCGCATCGATGTCAGTACGGCCTTTGAGCATACGCCGCAGTGCCCGTGTATGCCTGCCGCTCTTGCGCCTACCAACGACGGCTACGTCTGACGGCTTTTCGTTTTCGGTTGCCATAAGTTGCCCCCCTCGAATAATTGCAATGACCGCAAGCCGGGTAGAGCTGCCCTTGCCAAAGGTCTGGATTGTCAAACTCTGCAAGCGGTGGAACGTGATCAAGCGTGGTCGCTGGTCGTAACTTGCACCAATGACAGACCGGATTTGTGGCAAGCGCAATTTTCTTTATTTGTTTGTAAATTTTTGTGTATCTAGGTTTCCTTGCCATTATCTACCCATTTTGTCACAAATTGTTACAAAGTTTGAGCGTGGTTTACACAGGGGGGAGATACGGAAGGAACGCGCGGCCTGTCGGCTGCTAACGTGTACGGAAAAAACGCGCATATATGCTTACGTTTTAGCCACTTCAAGCGTCTGTTCGATGCTTTGATGTCTTGCCTTGTTAAACCTTGCATAATCTTTATGATGATCCTGACTCAGCCAATACCTGCGCTGGTGCTTGAGTTGCACGCCGGTGTGTGCAAACATCTTGTAACCCAAACCTTTGACTTTGATTGACCACAGGATGTCCTCACCTACCCAGTGACCGTTAAGTGGCAGATCTCGATACCAGCACCACTTGTCAACCTCATGCTCTTTATCTGCCTTATCGCGCATGTCCTCCCATACTTTGCGGTGTACCAACATGCAACCCGTACCCGCTGCATCAATCTCTACAACGCTGTCCTCCGGATAATCATGCAGTGCATACAAGCCCTCACCATCTGCACCCATCTTGAAAATACATGGCACTGGCTCTGGGTAGATCTCACCTGATTCCCAACCTGCGTGCACCACGCCACTGACGATTGGTCGCTCATCTTTATCAGCTGCCTTGATTAACTTCTTGAAGGCATCGACTGTGATGATTTGATCTGTGTCTATTTGTAACAACCACTCATCCGTTGTCTTTTCTAAGAACGTTGACACGACTTGATTGCGCAGACGTGATATGACACCGGATCCTTCAAGACTTATCAGTTGACCAAGTTGTGCCTGACTGCGTGCAATGTCAATCATCGATGTCGCAAACATTGCGTGCCATTGACCCGGTGAACATACGCCGATTGAAACCTTGTCCCGTAAATCCATATCTGCCCCTAATACCAGTTCTTCAATTTATGGTGTCGTAATGCTTGGCAGGCGGATCCGTAGCGGTGCTTAATATAGCGCACGCCCCACTCGATCTGCGCTGCTGGGTTGCTTCTGAATTTCTTGATTTGTCGTTTGGTGTGCCTCGGCATATTTCTTTGTGGTATGCCATAGTCATTGGTAGATGACTTAGCCTCTGGCCTCCAGTTTGACTCCTTCATCCAGAGCTCTACCAAGCAAGGAAACTCCTTGTATGTCACCAGTTTTCTTGCGTAGTTTTGGTATTCCACTGTCGTATTCAACGTTAGCGTCAGGATCAGCATTGGTATCAGTAATTGCTTGTGCATCTCGGCCTCCAATTAGATAGATGGCTGCTCTTATCAGGTATTGAGGATTGTCATCAAAGTATGCGATGCCAACGTTGCAGTCAGCGCAAAGCAGACCCCGGATCTCAAGGGTCTTATGATTGTGATCGATTGACAGGCGACTCGTTTCGGCATGGATTTTACAAATGGCACATTTGCCGTCTTGCAGTTGGAGCAGCTCTGCACGATCTAATTCTACACGCCGCAAGAACCATCGATGCTGATTGCGACAATCCCTACATTGGTGTCGTCTTTTGTTTGCCTTGCGATTAGCCCAAGTGAATTGCTCGATGTCTAGGATGCGATCGCAAGTGAGGCAGTGTTTTTGATGCTTAGGCGTCCTCTTCTTGATCCGTCTCGTCATCGGCATCCAATCCCAGTGCGTAGATTCGATCTTCCTTGCTCAACGAGTTGAACATTACCAAGAGTGCCTGCACATTACGGTTAAGTATTGATTCGATTGCGTCAAATGACAACGCCTCATCGGTTGTTAATTCTGTTTCTACCTGTCCGATACATAGTGAAATGTTGAGTGTCATAGTCCACCCCTTCACTGGCTTGGTAAGTGGGTAGTTTATCTTTTTTGTTTTTGTTTTTTTTCTCTTGCCCAGAGCCTAGAGCCAAAACTGAATACGCCCCCAAACCCCCAAAATTTGAAAACTTTTGGTAGGTTTGAAGGAACTTGTTTGGCTGCTCCGGTTTGCCCGTCGCCCGTCGCCGTCACTGTTCCCGCCCCAGTCTTTCGACCAAGGCAAAAGGTAAATCATAGCTCTGACAATGGCAAGCGACACGCAAAGTAAAAGACCCGATAGTGACCGCCTAGGTTCCACTACCGGGTCTTATTTACCCAGACTACCTAAAAACCCCTCAGCTTGGGTGTAGAGCCTCGATGGTTTTTTCTGAGTAAATCTCTACACCCATTGGCTAAACCTTTCTATAAAGGTCGTCACAGCCCCGTTATTAGGCAGGTATGTGTATAACTTCTCAAGCGGAACCCAGTACGTGAGAGCTTTACCGGGACGCTCTCGTTTGTACGCTTCGACCTTGGCCATCTTGATTGGTATAAACCCTGCAATGTAAAGATCATCAATGGTCGCGCCTTTGACTAAGAAGAGCAGATCCGTGTCCCGGTCAGTCTCATAAACAATTGCGGCATCGGTTGATGTCCAACGCACTTCGATGTTGTTGCCAACGTCAGCCATCCGCTTGCCTGTGTCCATACCGTTCCATTGTTTTTTCAGCTTCTTTGCCACCCCTATTTCCGCAGCATAGGCCAGCGTTAATGTTTTCTTTTTCTCTTCCTTTTTTATGAAGCCTTGGTCATACGAATACCCTTCTTGTTTGACGGTTGACGTGGCCAAGAAATGCACAGCCGCTTGCTCTGCCATTAAACGATCACCGATTGATAGTGATAGTCGTCTATCGTTCACGTTTTCTTCCACGGCCTTCCGTCAAGGCTCATCGGTGTGCACTGCTCACGGTAGGGCTGTCTTGTGCAGAATAAGCCTTCATAGGGCTTACCTGTGTTTGATACGCCACTCTTCATTTGACGGCAACCGATTGCATTATGTTGGCAGTACGGCTCACCCTCCGGCGGTATCACGATTGCCGGTGGGTCATCTGGTCGTTGTTCATTCAAGAAGTTTGCCAGTTCTGGGTTGGTAGTTTGTACCGGTGTTAAGGGTGGTACAGAGCGCAGAGTGAAAGGCGACTCTACGCTCGTACCGTTGCCATCCGCGCCCCATAGATCGAGTGCTACGCCAAAACGCATCGCGGCGTTTTTGATTGCATCACTGATCGCAGTCTTGATGGCATCTGCGCCCTTTTGATGAGGCTCGGAAGCCCCATAACCGATACGGCTAGTCCCAAGAATTGTTAGCCGTATCCATAGGCCGTTGTATTCATCAAGCTGTGGCATACCGTTGGTCGGATCAGTGGCCATCGGTTGCCAATACCAAGCCGGATCTACCTCGATGAGCCGATCTGTTACGACTGCGTGATTGACGTAAGCGTAACTTCGATTGCCCATTGTCTTTTGTTCGATTAACTCTGCCTTGAATGGTGCTCTTAACTTGGCTGCATCTTCGGGTTTCATTTAATCTAACTCCTTTTGGCCTACGGATTGCACATACGCATTGAGCCAAGGCAAGGAAGTCAACCGCCTATCGTGCAAAGCCTTGACAACGACCTCACGCCCACCAGTTGCAAACCGTGTGCTGACGTAGGGTTCTTTGACCACAAGTTGCACAAAGTCAACAAAAGAGCCGTTAATCATGCTATAAACGCTGTTGTTTGCACCCATTTGTAGCGATTCCATAAATACTTTCTTGTAACTGTCGCGCACCTTTTCTTCGATTTCTGTGGTTGCATTTTCTTTAACCCAATCAATGAAGGCGCGCTCATTGACAATGACAAAATCCACATCACGGCTGATCAGACTGATCTTGGCAACTTCTTGATTGTCCACTATGGCCTTTGTCATATCTGCCCCGACATTGAGCAGCTCATCTTTTGCAAGTGCACGCAATTGCTCTGTTGCCTCTTTGATTGCGTCTTTCAGTACGGTCAAGGCGGCCAGCTCTGTGGCAATGTCTTTCAAGTTCATCGATCTGCCCTGCTAACCGGATGCTTTGCACCGGCTCTGCGACCATTACGAAAGCCCTTTAAATAGCCAACGTGATGCCCCCAGTTGTAACCAAGAAGTGCGATAATCACAAGACAGATGAACAGAATTGCATCATTGTGTTGCGTAATAAAGTCGAACATTTTGTGTCCCTTTGTCTGGTTGGTAGTTGGAGCCAGACAGTTAAAGGTTACATCTGACCGGCGACAAAGAGCGCACGCGACACGCCTTCTTCGATGGTGATTTTGGGTGTATAGCCCAGACTGTGCATGAGTGTCGGATTGCCTACTCGATGTGCAACCCCTCGGGGCTTATCTTCAAGTGCCTTGATTTCTGGTGAGTAACCACGTTCTTCCGCCATCATCGATGCCAAGGTTGCAAAGCTTGTCGGTACGCCGGTGCAAAGGTTGACCGTGACGCTTAGGCGGTGACGTGCAAACAAGAGACTAGCCTCAACTACATCATCGATATGTATCCAGTCGCGCACCGTGCGACCCGACCCCCAAACCGTTAACGGATCTTCTTTCATCCACGCTCGTTGGATCAACGATGGAAACGGGTAGTCGAGTGCCTGAT